GCTATTTTTCTCATGTCAACTTTTGCTATGTCATCCATTTGATTAAATGAACGTAACAATGCTCGTAAATCAGAATCATCAACTGTGATAGTAATTTTGTCACGCTGACCAGCTTTAGTAGGTGATGATGCTTTAAACACTGCCATTACGTATCCTAATAACCTCGACCATGGTGGAGATTTGCTCTGCTGAAAGCGTTGTAAGTTCTGACAATGGCTGGCCTGTAACCACTGCTATTTCGATTAAACTTCTGTAGATGCTTCCAGCTTCGTAAAATTTGTGTTCTCAAATTCTTTGGCAGTAATGTGGACAACGTTATTACGCCAGTCCTCAAAACGCCCAATTGGTTTTTCATCCAATCGTTTTTGCATTGAATAACAAATTCTAAACTGTTGTTCCATTGTCGGTGGCAAACTTGCCATAACTTGGGTATAAAGGGTAATTCCAGTAGCTGCTTCTGCTTCTGCAATATCCCATGGGATTGTCCAATCGCTGTATTTTTTACCATTGGTTAATTCCCATTCCATTTTTATTTTAAACATTTAGGTGACCCCTGTTTCCGGATTAAGCTACTGCTACTGCGCGTACTGGCATTGTCACTGTTGTGGTCAATGCATCTGGTGCTGTTCCACCAAAGTCAGGACGTTTAGGCAATACACTCAAAGTCATTGTTTTGCTATTGATTTGTATTGTCATTGTTTTAGTTGTGGTTGGGTTTGTGTCTGCATCTGTCCATACATCATCACAAAATGAACCAGCTGCACCCCAGTCTTGCAAAATTTCTAGGGTAACTGAACCTACTTCTTTGTCCACTAAATAATCAACTAAACCGTTTAATGTTTGCACGGTTGCAGTTGGGTCATCTAATGTAACTGTTGCACTAATTATTTGGTCGTCATAGTTAACGCTGTCATAAGTTAGGGCAATTGACCTACCGGTAATTACTGTTGTTGGCATTTTTCCTCCTTAAGGATTCCAGATTGTTCTTACTGAAATTTCAGCTGCTAAAACATCTGTTGTGTTTGTGCTTCTAATTCTTGGACTAGATACGTTTAATATCTGCCAGGAATTAGGGATTAGAGGCAATATGGTTTGAATCATTGTCTCTAAATTTATCAGTGAACCAGGATTACTAATTGGTGCTGCAACACATTCTAACGTGTATCTAGCAAAAAATGTTGGTGTATTTCCTAATGTTGCAATTTCTAACCATGGGTCAGCAGCTATCATCATTACAGCTGGAGGCATTACTGCCTCGGGCACATGGTCGTAAACTGAATAAATAGAATTAGCTGTTATAGCTGCTTCTAATCCATCTCTCAAACTTTGTAATGTAGCCATTAACCAATAACGCTTTCAACGTCCAGGTAAGGGCCTAATAATCCGATTACGCGATTCATTAAACTACGTCCCATTCGATAAGGGCCGGGCACATAATCTAGTGCTTGTTGTGTTCCTCCTGGGGCAATTCTTGATTGGAATATGTCTACAGATATTGCTAAAATAGCTGATTCAACTGCTGAAACATTGTCGTATTGTGTTAAATCGTTTTCAGCTGCAATGCCTGCTGGAATAACATTTCTAAAATCTGTGTGGATTGTTGCACCGGTTGTAGTAATTGTAAATGTGTATTCATCTAAAATCTCTGCAATGGTTTTGTTACCGTTTACGTGTGCTTCAACGCCAGATATTGCAATGGTTTGTCCTTTGTAAAATTTGTGTTGTGTAGTCGTGTGAACAGTTGTTAGTGTTGCTGATTCTGATTTATGTTTATCAATTGGTGCTGACCATTGGACTAACATTGGTCCAATAATTTGTTCTGCTGTATCTAAAATATCTGTTAAAACGGCATCACTGTATAAAGCTGAGGTTACACCTAAAACACTTCTTAATTCTGATGCTGTTACTACTGATGCCACTTAATTACCTTTCATGTGTGGTGTTACCTGGCAGGACAGGGGTCGAACCTGCCAGGCAACTTTTAGGAGTCGCGACTAAGCAACTGTGATATTACGGAATGCTGTTGGGTATTTGAGGCAGGTTGCCACAAATCCATAAACACCAATATCAATTTGTCCATTTGAAACAACATTTGTACGAATCTGGAATGCTTGAGATTTATACATTGTTGCTGCATCAGATGAGTAAACAACACCTTTAACACCGGTGCCGGTGTCAATGTTTGGGTCAACTACTAGGCCTAATCCTGCGATTGTTCCTGCTGTTGAGCCTTGTGTCATTAAGCCAGCTGCGTTTTGTGGAGCTGCTGCTGCAAATAGTGGTCTTTGTGAACCGTCTACTGCTGCAAGTAATGATGCAAAATTACCAGTGTCTGCAAGGAATCTGTTTGGAGTCTTACGGATTACACCGTAAGCATCTGCGATTCCATCAGCAATTGCTGAGTAAAGTGTTGCGCCTGATGATGCACCAGGTGAGCCACATGCAACGCTAAATGCATAAGCATCAGCTTTTTGTGCCCAGGATGCTGCTAATTCTCTTAACAACACATCCAAATATGCAGGGTCTGAACGCTCTATGAGTTCTACACTCACACGATTAGCCCCGGCTATCTTAATTACGGACACTTCCTTGCTTGTGATTGTGGTATCTGTTGAATCAAATTCCACACCCTCAGCTGTTTGTGCTGCACTGGCTTGGGTTCCAATAACTGGGCGATAAAACTTCATGCCTGTTGCTGGTAGTGCACCTTGTTCTAATGAGTCAGCAAACGGCATTGAGTTATCAATGATTCCGATAATGTCTCTTAGGTAACTTGGTGGTACTACACCAATGTTTTCAGTTGTAGTTGCTTCCTCTAGTGCTGCAACTAAATTACGTGCTTCTGTATTTCCTTGTAATGCATTAAATTGTGCTTTTGCATATTCGCCAGCTGTAACGTTTAAGTTAACGCGTGGTTTTGCATAAGCTGCACCGGCAAATGTTGTTACAGGTGCTGGTTGTGAGGCTTCAACTGCTGCAACTTCTGGCGCAGCTTCTTGTACCTCTGGGGTTGGTTCTGGATTCACAGGACCCTCCATTTCAGTTGTGTTTTGTTCATCACTTGCGCTTGTTGCAGTGACTTCTGTTTCGTCTGCTTTTTTAGCAGCGACATCTGTTATTTGTGCTTCACTAAACGCTGGATTTGTTACATGTGACACTTCAATTAATTTTGCAGCTGTCACTACCATTGTTTGTTTGTCGTTTTCGTAAGAATCTATTTGGGCACCTATTGATAATCCTGATTTTAGATTTTCACTAGCTAAAATTAATGCATCATCACCGGCTGAGGTTCTTGCCAGTTTGAAAGTGCCTATGATTCCGATTGGTGTAATTTCATGTGCAATCATTCTGCCTAAAACATTATCCATGTTGTGGTCGGCAAAAAATTTTACATCAGCTGGAATTTCTAATGAACCGTTTTCAAATATGACTGGTCCAAGTGATGTTTGGCCAGGGCGACCAAATGGCACTATTACGCCTGTGATTTCTCTTTTACTTTGGTTAGCTGTTAAAATATCTGATTTGAATTTAATTTCCATTAGTCTACCATTTCCTCGTCTCGTCTTACCTCATCTACTGTCATAATTCCTAGTGGGATAAGTTTTGAATAAATTTCTGCGCGTTCTAGTGGATTTCCTCTTAAGAAATCGTCCAAATCAAAAGACACGTATTGTCCTCTGACTGTTACGTCATCCATTGACAAACGGTCCTCAATAGATGAAATGATTGGGCGTAAACTGAAATCTAGTAATGCTCTGCGTTCACTTGTGACGTTGGAATATGTCATTGAACCACCGGCATTTGCGCCTAAATACCATTCAGGGATTCCCATTAGTCTTGCGATTTCACTAGCTAAGTATTGGCGTGCTTCTGTTAGTTGTAATTCTGCAGAATTAAACCCAACTGAGGTCATGTCTATGGAATCATTTAAAAATGCTGTGCCTCTGGTTTGACGTGCTTGCCTCCAGGCATCTAATAATGCTGTTACACGTTCTTTAGGTAATGGCAGTGTTGATTTTAAAACTACTGCAGGTGTTGGTTCTTGTGCAAACCTATAAACTGCTTTTTCAAGTTCTACAGCTGTGCGAATTGTACGGCCACCACGATTTAATGCGCCCTCATCCATTCCGGTAAATTGGATTAAACTTCCGACACCGGATGCAGGCAATTTTTCGTTGTCTAATTGATAACCTAAAACAATTGTGCCGGTTACATCTAAATCTTGGATAATTCTTTTAGCACTAATCCATTGTGCGCTTGCTGGTCGTCCTGTTGCTTCATCTAATGACATTACTTGCCAATATGCAACACCGTTAAATAAAATGTCCTCAGCTGTCCATGCATAAACTACTGAACGTGGCATTCTTGGGTCAGGATTT